CAGAGTTTTCAAATAAACCAAAAGCAGTACCTCCAGCGAATCCACCAGAAATAGAAGCTAGCATATCATCAAAATCTAAAGACGTTTGTCTTTGTAAAAATAACATGTTCTCTTCAATTGCTCCTTGAGTATCTAAGTTCTTTAAGATAGCATCAAATTCATCTAATCCAGCAGCAGCAGTAAATCCTACTTCTACGTTTCCGCGAGTTTGAATTGCAGCAAATAAACCTTGTGTTCCAGGTCTTGCGCCAGCTGTAGCAGCAAGTTGATTATACTCACCTTCTACCATACTCATCTCTAAGTAATCTTCAAAACGTAATCTTGTTTCAGATTCAGCTTTTAAATACCACAAGAATCCAGACGTTCCATCTTCAGTAGCAACTTCCACCCATCCAATTTGTGCCATGTCAGAACCAGATACAACGTATTGATTTCTTAAAATGATAGGAGAGTTAGAATATTGTGTGAATGCAGGCGTTATAGATACTCTTGGCTGAGTTCCAGCGGCAACAGTACCTCCGTTAACCATGCTTGTTCCTTTTGCATAATCAGAACCGTATACAAATACTTTAAGTACGTTTCCAGCAGATAAACCAGCAGCAGCAAGTGTTGCTCCGCTATAAGGCTGAATAGTAATGTTTGCAGCAGTTACAGCAGTAACGATACCTTTTGACTCATTACCAGTTAAAGGATCTAGTACAACTACTGTATCATTTACAGATATAACGTTAACTACACCAGCAACTGCTAATGGATTTAAGGTAAGCGCTTGAGCAGTTCCAGCAACAGCACCTAATGCACAGTTGTCATAAGATATGTGTAATCTATTTTGTTCAGACCAAATTACTTGATCAGACGTCATTGGCATTTCAGCTCCAACCATACGTAAGAATCCACCTAAAGTTCTGTTTCCATAACGCTCTACTTCTTGTTCGTAGATTTCAGGTAAATATTGTTGTGCAAAATCATTTGCACCACCATTGAATTGTAGATAGTTGCTCTGCAAAGGTTGCTGAACTGGTGATGGGACTATCGACCCAAATTGAGGACTTAAACTCATAATTTTTGTTTTTTAGTTAAATTTTTCTTTTTTTAATACTTAATTTTGAAGAATCATAACCGCTAATTGCTTTAACTTTAAAACCATTTACAAAACCATTTTCATTAGCTGAAGTGGTTCTAGCTTTGTTTGCTATGTTTTTAGAATTATTGACTACGTCGCGAACGGCGTCAGCTTTCCCTTGTTCATAGAAATGATTTACAACTGCATCAGCATTAGAAGCCATATATAAAGCTTTATGATACCCTTTAGTGTCTGAAACACCACCTTTTTTGTCTAGAAATTTCCCTACAAAATTGTTGATATTAGATTGTTCACTTGCAACTTTACCCGCGTCTTGAACTCCATACCTGAATTTTTTACCGCTGACATTGAAATCAAAACCTTTGAATTCATCAGAAAAGTATTTATCAGTATTGGATTTAAACGCTAAGTGCTGTTCTTTGGCAACATCTTGCTCTTGATTGTATCGGTTGAAAAAGTCTGTAGCTTTTTTCTGCTCTTGAGTAGTACCCGGTCTCAACTTGATCTCGTCGTAATATTTACTCTTTGTGCTTTCTAAAAAAGTTTTAGCTTTTGCAACCTCCTCTTTAAACGCAATCTTCTTTTTGCGTATATCTCTTTCCTCATCTAGATCTTCATCGTAGTCATAATATTCTAAAATCATGTCTATATCTTCTGATTCTAAATAAGGTTTTGTTTTTTTATAATACTCTTTAACCAACACATCCTCAGATACGTTAGAATAGTCAGCATTTAATCTAACATAATCTTCAACGTTTCCACCGGTGTCTTCCATGAAAGAAACTAGTTTTTCAATATTTTCAGGTAATTTTCTACCTAAAACTTTTTCATCTCTTACGGCTTCTTGAGCTTCCTTAGTTATTTGTTTTACTTCTTCTTCAGTTACTTCTTGTAATGGCGTAAACTCGGTAGCAGCATCTGTAACGGCGTCTTCGTCTCCTTGTCCCACTTCTTGCAGTCCCACTTTGGGCTGCTCATTGAGTAACACAGGGCTCTCTGCTTCTTGCTTTTGAACGGCATCGTCTTCTGTTTTTAATGTATCTTTTGGTATTACTACTTTAGTAACATCCGGCGGTAAATCTATTAAAGGTTCTTTAACATTAACCTTGGTTATCGCATCATCTTTTCTTGATAATTGCTTTGGTTTTGTAGGTTTTGATTTTAAAGAAAAATCACCTTCCTGCTTAACAGGTTCATTTGTTTTTACTTCTGACATAATATAATATAATTAAATAATTAAAATTTTAACTCGGCCCAAATTGATCTAGTCCAAAACCATTTAGATTGTCGTTGCCATCAGATTCAAAATCTGTAGGCATTAAATCGTTCTGTCTTTGATCTATAAGCTCAGACTGTTGAGTTCCTTGCATTTTTAGTCTCTTGTCTTTACGGTCTTCTATTTCTTGTTCTTTTGCGCCTTCTGAATTAGCTTTAACTTGTGCTAATTGCATTTGAAAGCCAAATTCTTCTTGCATTAAACCTCTTTTTATTTCAGCTTCAGCCTGCATTCTTTGTATCTCAAATTGTGACTTGGCTTGATCTATGCTTACTTTTTCAGCAGTTATAGCTTGTTGCTTTTGAACCTCATTCATAGCCGCTTGTTCTGCTTGTTTGGCATTTGCCTGCGCTTGTGCTTGTATATTTGCTTGCTGAGCCTGTTGCTCTCTTTCTATTTTTTGAGTCTGTCTTAGCTTCAAGAATTGATTTGCTAGTTTTTGATTTTTAATATTTCTTATATCTATAGCGTCAGACAAAGCTATAGCCCCTGTTTGTAGAGCCATTTGAACGTTTTGCTCTAATAAAGCTTTTTCTTGCTCTTCAGGTTCAACTTGTAAATATATACCAAAATCATGTATTTGTAATTCCATTAATTCTTCTAATGTCTTAACATTGAATGAACTAATAGAGTTTTTTAATGCGTTATGTAGCAGCGGGTTATATATAATATCTGCAACTTTTAAACTTACGTTTTCACATATTCTTAAAGTTATATATAATAAAGAATCTAATAAATGTTTTGTTGCAACGTTAGAGGCATTTGCCGCTAGCTTTTGAACACCAACTAAAGCGTCTTTATCTGGTTGACTACCATCTCTAGCTTCGTTCAGTCCAGTTACGTCACGTATCATTTGTAAGTAGTATTGATATGTACCAATAAGACTTTGTATTTTTGCTTGACCAGATGAAGAACTTAACTCTTGAATAGGAACTTTACCAGCGTTCATACCACCTTCTTGAGTGAGTGATCTACCTACTATAGAACCTGTTTGGAAATACATATTTAAAGCCTCTGCAGGGTTGTAATTAGTTCCATTACCAAGATCAACCTCGGCTAAACCATCCATGTCTAAAAATACACCATCTGGCACTATTCTAGACATAACCTGTTGTAGTTTAAGATGCGTTAGCTGAATCATATCGGCAAACCCAGTTATTCTACTAACTAAAGATTCTATTCTTCCTCTATACATTCTAGGAGCAGATATACAATAATTCATTTCTACTTTTGTTGAATCAGCATATGGCCTTGTCATGTTCTCCGCTAATTCCCAATTAAGCATGTAGTTATTACCTAGTACTTTTGCTCCAGTATACAAAACCTCTATAGTTCTATAAACTCTTTCAAAATTATCATTAGGTGGTGGGTTAAATTCGTCTGTTTTTTCTAAGGCTTTTTCTAGCCCTTGATCTGTTTGTTTAATCTTAAACACTTGGTTCATGTATGTCTTGTATTCAAAATACATTACTTGAACAGTGTTAGCATCATAATTACCCCAACCTTGTAAGTATTGAGAATTGCCAGGCATTTTCTGTATTTTCAACAATTCTTGTTCTGGTATATCGGGGAACTGCTTTTTTAATTCTGGTATAGTTATTGATTTAATTTCTCCAGCATAGTATATATCTTCAAAATTAGGATCTTCTGTATATGAATAAACCAGATGCGAAGGGTCCACATATTCAATTTTTATACCTTCTGTTGCATCAAATCTAGTTTTTGAAGCAGCTATGCCCAATATAGTTAAATCACTTGCTAATCGTCTTTTTATTTCATCGTATCTATTAGAAGCTAATACATTTGAAATAACTTCTTCTTCAGCTATTTCAATACTCTGCTTATAGTTTAACTGCATATGCAAGTCTAACTCGTCTTTATTATTAGGCAAATTAGCTATATCACCAGTTGAAGAAAGATCTACGCCCATTTTCTGCTGCATATTCACTAGAGCAGCTTTTGTTGCTATATCTCTTTCTATAGCTGCTGCGTAATCAGTTTTAGCTTTTACAGAAAAAGGATCTTGTGCGTATGTAGTTATATCATAAGCCTTATTAGACATACCATTTACGACTATGTCAACAAATTTAGATATAACAGGAACTGGTTTCCAGTCTAAATTAAGATAAGACAAATCACCATTTATAGATAACTCGTCTTTATATTTTTGAATACTTTGTTCTCCTCTAGCGTACTGCCTTAGTTGGTGAAAATTACTGTAACTCTGAGTATATCTATTTCCAGATCGACCTCCTTGAAACCATTCTTGTTCAATAGCTTGCGCAACTTGCGATCCATATTCGTAGCTTGATTTTTCTTCGTCGCTAACTACTTGGCTAGGAAATGAACTATTAGTATTAGTCTGTATTCTCATTTATTGTATCATTTTTGATGACGCACCCTTGTTGTTATATTTCTTTATACCTAAGTTTATGCTTTTGTATTCTTTTTTAGTTGATGGTATGTATCTATTTTTGTTACAAGCCATTAAAGCTAATCCAGAACTTATAGATGCATCGTGCTTTGTTCTATTATTTATATTAAACCTTGCCCAGTCTTCTAGTGTTCTTTGAAAATACATATCACCATATCCATCAATAGTTTTACCAATGCTTGTGTTTATGTAAGTTTCTATAGCCGCCGCGTGAGCTTGCTTTATATCCTCACTCGAGTTAGGTATACCACCTATTTCTCTTTCAGTTATAGATAATTTGTTCCAAACCTTGTCTGGCCTATTCATTGAATAACCTCTATAACCTCTTCTTTTGAAATGATATAATAATCTAGGCTTATTGTTTTCGCATAGTATAGGCATTCCATAAAACACACATGCCATTAACACGTCTTCAAAAAATATTTCTGCAGTTTGAGGTCTAGCTATATACTCTAGAAAGAAATGATTAGGAGGTACATCCTCCATGCTAAACTTGGTTAAGCCATGTAAAGATCCATTAGACCCTCTTCCGTCAACTGTGCCTGATATATCGTAGCTATCACATCCAAAAGCGCCAGTGTGTTCGTTTGCTGGGTATTTACTCCCATTCTTTACTATCACACGATTTTGTAGATTAACAGGTGGAACCCAAGATATTTTAAATCTACCATCTTTATTTGGTACAAATATAACGCTTGAATCTATTTTGCCATCGTGCCATTGGAAACTGCCGGTAGTAATTATCGATGTATTCCTAAGATCTACATTATAGTCTATTTGTTCGTATATTTTTGTTAAATTAAATAAAGACTCTTTAGCTTCATCTCTAAAAGCGTGCTCCTCTGTTCTAGGAAATTGTCTATAAAATTCGTTTAAACCGTCTTGATCACTTTTTAATCCTTCAACTTCATTTTGCCAAAACTCTAATACACCTATTTTTATAGAATCTCCATATACATCTACAACTTCTTTACTGGGCGTATCGAATACAGGAAACCCATAAGAATCAATGTATCCTTCGTAGTTCCACTCCATAGGAATGAACAAAGAATAGAGTCCTGAACTAGTCTGCCCGTTGGCGTTTCTCGTTGTAACGTCTGATCCACTATATAATTTCTTAAAATTTTCACCACCTTTATCTAACGCATTTGAAGTTGAACCCATCATGCATTTACCAATAATCCTAGAACCTAATCTTAGTGTTGTTTTTGTAACCCTCCAGTTATTGAGGATGTTATTTGGCCTTTCCCATTTACCTGATTCATCGTGGACAAGAAGTTTAAGTTTTTCCCCATCATAAGCGTTGTCACCTGTGTTTTTCCAGTCAATGGTAGTGTCCAAACCGGTAAGAGTGTCGTCTCTTTCTGTAGTTTTAATAATACTTTTGCGAGTAAGCTTTGATGCGGGTACACGGTATGCAAGTTCAGTTTTTGGACGGTCCATACCGTCTTGGATAGGTTTAAAAAAGAATGGGTAGTTAACGGAGATGGGAACAACTTTGTCTGTAAACATCTTCTTGGCATCGGCTCCAGATTTAGATAAAATTCCGAATCTTGCATCGACTGATATTGTAGCCATGTTAACCGTTTCTCCAGATGCCATGAATGAAAATCCACTACGTCTGTTTTTGAGATACGACATGCCATAACATCTTGAATCTGCTTTACAAGCTTCCCAGAAGATATAAAATAATCTGTTTGACTCTCTAAAGTCTGGGTTCCCAACATCAATCTTGGACCACTGCAAGTACATGTAATGAGTACCAGTGATA